CGAGGGCGAAAAGGTCTGGTGTGGCAACTACACTCAGGGACACTTTGAGGTGATAGCGTGATCTTTAAAACAGGCGATTTAGTAAACCCGGTGGCTGGCAGACTGATCGACCCAGGCGTGAAACTTGGACTGTGTATCTATCTTGACGCCATTGATGAGGGTGACGATCTGGTTCATTGGAAACTTCTGTCCAATAAGGGCGTGATAGAGTTACCCACCTGGCATTGGAGTCTGGAGATTGTCAGTGAAAATCGGTGATCTGGTCATAGTTCCTGAGTGCCTGAGTGCTTCTGGTAAACCACCAGGTCGCCCGTGTGAATGTTTCTTTTGTGGCAACAACAGCAACCGCGTCGGGGTGGTCACGGAAGAACTATGCGACGACTACGCGGGCGGTTGGTTGGCGGTGTTTGATGTGGGGGAATGGGCTTTTTGGCCGCCGGATGTTAGTGAAGGCGACGTGGAGGTTATAAGTGAAAGTCGGTGATTTAATAAAACTTTATGAGCCTCTTTGCGATGTTTACAGTGTCGGACTTGTTTGCGATATCGAACCTCTCGAACCTTCTTACGCTGCTGGTTTGAACGTGGGAGAGAATAGATATTGGACTATGTGGGTTGACGGTGAATATTCATGGGTTTGTGATAAGTCTGAAACGGTGGTGATAAGTGAAAAAATATGAAGAAATAGGTTTAGAGATAGGAAAACTCGTACAGGAAAAGAATGAAGCCTATGGCAACTCTTTCGGGGAGTCCTGTAAGATAATAGAAGTTTTATTCCCCAACGGTGTGAAACCAGAACAGTACGGTGATATATTAGCAATCACACGAGTTATTGACAAACTGTTCAGACTGGCAACGAAGAAGAACGCTTTCGGAGAGAGTCCCTGGAGAGACATATGTGGATATGCTCTGTTGGGAATAGCAAGAGACGAAAGCGACGTAAGTGTTGAAGATCATTAAAGAAAATAAAATGGTTGACAACTATTTAAATATTTGATATACTGGTAACAGAAACTTGAAAAAGAGGAAAAACTAAATGTCGTGGAATGGAACAGTCAACTGTGGATATTGCTACGGAAGAGGACACAACAAGCGTACTTGCCCCAGGCACGAAGAAGAGGCGAAAGCGGCTATTGCGGAAGGCAGAGAAGATAGCTGGATCGCACGCTCGTACGTAAGTAAAAAACAAAAGGTCAAGCGTCAATGTTCCTTCTGCGCGCAGTTCGTCGATCTGCATGATGATGACGAGAAGGCGGAAGAGTCCTATAAACATAACAAGCGTACGTGTGAACACAAGAAGAACGCGGTAGCATCGCTTCACAAACAGAATAAAGCGTACCGCAAGAAGGTACTAAAGTATCTCAGGAAACTCGGACTGGCTCCCGGCGCATTAGTCGCGTGTGAACACTATGGAGAACAGACGTATTTTGTCTCTGACATCAACTGGCATCGCATCTTTATTCCAAGCGCACTGGTAGAGGGATACAACATCGGTATAAGACCAGGGCGTCAACTGCTCTGTGCTAACATCAACGATTTGGGCAGTCCCCATTATTCTTTTGATATTCCAAGAGACGAAAAGCATCACCCTGTTGAGAAGGGCTATTACGAGAGCAGGTTGCTCTCCCCTATCAAGAGCAAGCTGACCCCACCGAAGGGCTGGGTAGAAGATCTTGAGTGTATCAAAAATATGTTTAGCACTTAGTTCTTGAAATCATTAAGGAAAATAAAATACTTGACATTTATTTAAATGTTTGTTATACTGGTAACACAATAATCGAAAAACCCCCTGAAGCCGAGGAAGAACAATGGCAGTAGATTTTAAAACATTTCTTGAGGTAGTACCCTTCGTAACCGACATTACGAAACCAGTGCTTCTCCGTGGTCGTCATGGGGTTGGTAAGTCACAGGTAGTTTATCAGTTTGCGGAGACTGTCGGGCTCCCCGTTGTCGAGCGCAGAGCTAGTCAAATGACCGAAGGGGATCTTGTCGGGCTCCCAAAGACGGATGGTGATGTAACTTCGTTCTGTCCTCCTGACTGGTTCAAGACTGCGTGCGACGAGGCTGTAGTCTTGTTCTTAGACGAAGTTGACCGTGCCACAATCGAGGTCCGTCAAGGCATCTTTGAGCTTACCGATTCTCGTAAGCTGAACGGTCACAGGCTTCATTCTAATACCCTTATCTTTGCTGCCATTAACGGCGGCGAGCATGGGGAACAGTATCAGGTAGGGGAAATGGACCCTGCCGAGCTTGATCGGTGGACCGTCTTTGACGTAGAACCGACTGTCGAGGATTGGCTTGATTGGGCCAAAGAACGACTTGACTCTGTGGTGTGGGACTTCATTAATCAGAATCGCAACCACCTTGAACATGCGTCCGACTTTGAGCCCAACAAGGTTTATCCATCTCGTCGCTCATGGGAGCGGTTGGACGAATGCCTTGCGACAGCCAAGTTGTATGAGCAGGGTGCATCGCCCACTCTCTACAACCTGTCATCTGCCTTTGTAGGCTTTGAAGCAGCGGTTTCGTTCAATGATTTTATCCAGAACTATGACCGACAGGTAACAGTCGAGGATATTCTTGTCAATGGCGAGATCGACAAGACGAAAGACTTCTCCATCAACGACCATACCGCGTTGGTAGAGAAGCTGGAAGCAGTAGCTTCCTTCAAAGAAGAACTTCCAGAGGAGCAGATTCAGAATCTTGCTAAATACTTTATGACTCTGCCCTCTGAAGTGGCTATGAAGTTGTGGACTGTTATGGGCGCTGCCGATAACAATATCACTAATACTATTCGCCTTCATCAGTCCAAAGTTGACGGGGTATCCGTCGCAAATAGAATGGTAGAGATGCTGAAAGCCAGCGATGATGATAAATAAGGAGAAACATAATGGCTACAAAACCCGCGTCTGACTTGCAAGAACAAGTCAAGGCAAACACAACCACACTCGCCCGCGTTGAGCAACGGGCAAACAGAGTGTCCGCGCTCGTTGACGAAGTTTATCAACTAAAACAAGCAGTTGCAGAACTTCAACAAAAAGTTGTTGATATTTTAAATAAATAAATCTTGACATACAACGATATTTATGTCATAATAGGGTATATTTATAAAAAAGGATGAGAAATGAAAGCGTTCGACCTTAATACGCATGTAGCTAGACTACTTCTCAACGAGCCATTCTTTGCTGCGTTGAGTCGTAGGGTGGACAAGCGAGAGTCAAAGGCTATCCCAACTGCTGCTGTCCTGGTTAACCCTCATACAGCACAGTTCGAGATGCTATACAATCCCGATTTCTTTGAGAATCTGACGGATGCAAACCGTAGGGATATTATTAAGCATGAACTCTATCACATCATCTTTGAGCACCTCACTGGGCGCAGACCAGATGGGGAGAATCATCGCCTTTGGAACTTCGCAACAGACCTAGCTATCAACTCCCATCTGGGCGATCTTCCAGAAGGATGCCTTAAACCCGGTCAAGGCCCATTCGTAGACTACCCTTCTGGTCAGTCGTCGGAGTGGTATATGTCAAAGCTTAAGAAGGATAAAGAAGGTGGTGACGACAAGACTGAAGGGGATAAGCAAGGCAAAGACAAAGGCGAGGGAGAAGGTGGTGGTAAAGGAGGAGATGCCCCACCGGGTGACAACGGACAGTTTGATTCACATGAGCATTGGGGAGAAGCTGACAACGTGACGAAGGAGATTGCGAAGGAGCGACTCAAAGAGACTCTCCGCAAGGCAACCGACGAGTGCTCACGCAGCAATAACTGGGGCTCTGTTCCCAGCGATATACGGAAGGACATCATGAAACGTCTTTCTAGCATGGTTGACTGGAAGAAGGTTCTGCGATACTTTGTCAAAACCTCACAGAAGGCTAACAAGTCTACATCCATCAAGCGTATTAATCGTCGCTATCCCTATATCCATCCCGGTCGCAAAACCAGCAGGCAAGCCAAGATCGCCATTAGCATTGATCAATCTGGTTCGGTCTGCGATGACATGCTCGCACAGTTTTTCTCTGAGTTGAACAAACTCTCGGAGCTTGCAGAGTTTACGGTGATTCCGTTTGACTGTACCGTTGCGACCGATAAGATTTTTGTCTGGAAGAAGGGTGAGAAACGTGTTTGGGAGCGCGTACGTTATGGAGGTACAGATTTTAATCCTCCAACGGACTATGTTAACACAAATGGCTTTGACGGTCACATTCTTCTTACTGATTTGTGTGCGCCTAAGCCAAAGGCCAGTAAGTGCCAGAGAATGTGGTTGACGACAGAATACTACGCCAAGCACCCCTACTTTCAAACCAATGAGCGAGTAATCGCTATCCCGCAGAAATAAAGAGAGGTTAAAAATGAGTGAATATTATAGCGTATTGCTAGAGACGGACGATGACTCTAGAGATTATGTGCATATCTACATCGACAGTCGCGGCAATACAAGGCACGAGTTCTACGAAAAGGATGGGGATGCCTACAGCAAGGTGAACCCTAAACCGAACGCTAAGACCGGTGAACCTGCCCAACAGTCTGCGTACGCCGGTATTTTTGAATAACATCTAAGATCTAGAGGGATAAATGGGATACCGATCTCAGGTTGTACTGGCTGTGGGTAAGGAGCTTAAGCCTTATTTTCTGGCCGCGCTCGCTGCATCTCCTGAAGCAACTGCTCTAGTGTTCAAACACACTGATCACTTCGATGACGATGCCTACCACGATGGCGTGATGCTCATGCACTGGTCTAGCATCAAGTGGTACGAGTCATACGAGGAGATTAACGTCATTAGTAAGTTCGTACATGACTGCTATAACGAGAGTCTTGAAGGTTGGGAAGGCGTGCAGCCCGAAGAGTTAGGTATCCCCTCCGAGCACTTCCGCTTTCTTCGCATAGGCGAGGACTATGACGACATTGAGGACAAAGGCGAACACTGTTACGGAGATATTCACATTAGCAGAGAGATTCAGTTTTAAAAAAAACTTGACAACGATTTAAATGTTTGCTATAATGGGAGCATGAATAAGAAGAAAAAGATCAAGCTGCGTAACTGGCTCGCCATTCATGCTCACTTCCGCAAGGGGGCAGGCAATCATGGCGACAAGAGAAAGCAGGACTCCAGACGCTCCTGTAGAGGCTATAAATGGACTCGGTAGGATATATATTCATCTTCGCTCTTGGAGCCTTTACCGGCTCATTAGCGACATCCTGGGCTAACCTGCTTTGTAAGCAGGCAATACGCGAAGAGAAGCAAGAACAGGAAATCATTAAAAGCATTGACGAGTATATGTGATGGTTAAAGTAGGAGATTTAGTAAAGCATATCGAGACGCGACTAGAGATTCTCCCACTCGGTATTGTGCTCGATGCTGCCCCATCCAAATCAGGAGTCTTAGTTGCTCACTTGGATGGAGAACTTTTTATATGGCCGCACACTAAGTTGGAGGTAATCAGTGAAAGCAGGTGATTTGGTGGAAATCAGGCGTGCCTCCATCGGCGCACCAAAAGGAACTGTTGCATTGGTTACTGACACGGTACACACAGACCCCTCGGACCAGCACGATATTATAAAATACCATATTGTTCGGCTGGTTTGCACAAAATGGGCTGGCAAAGAACGACGCTTTCTCGAACAAGATTTAGAGGTTATCAGTGAAAGTCGGTGATTTGGTAGTTTACGCCTGGAGTCCAGGAACAGGGCTGCCCTCAATAGGCGAAGATTACGGTCTGGGTATCATACTAGACGAGAATCCATACTACTATTTTATTAACTGGAGCAATATCTGTAGTGATTCTCCGATGTTAGCTACCATCAAAGAGAATGTAATCCCCGCGACAATCGAAAATGTTCAACAAATACGCGCAGTTGTCGAGACTGAAAAAGAACTTGACAAATGGGCGATTATTTGATATTATATATATACACTCAGACGAGAAGAATATGAAAGCAGGCGACCTAGTAAGAAACACCCGTGAAGTCTGGGCTAATCCCGCCGTCGATGGCGGTCCATATCCTGCTGGTTGTGTGGGCATTGTCATTGACGTGCGCTCCGGCCACGGACACATCACAGGGTACGCTGATGTCCTCCTCTCTGTCGAGGGCGAAAAGGTCTGGTGCGGTAACTACACTCAAGGACACTTTGAGGTGATAGCATGAAACGCGGTGATTTGGTAAAGATAAAGTGGCTCACTGGTGATGAAGTTGGGATATTTTTGAGGATTACAGACAATAGTATTCATGCCGATCTCAGGCGCGCAGATGTTTTCTGGGATGGCGAACCTACTTCTCTTCCCTGTAGCCAGTTGGAGGTGATAAGTGAAAGTCGGTGATCTTGTGCTCCCGGTGGCTGGCAGACTGATCGATCCAGGCGTGGAACTTGGACCGTGTATCTATCTCGAAGCCATTGATGAGGGTGACGATTTCGTTCATTGGAAACTTCTGTCCAGCAAAGGCGTGATAGAGTTACCAACATGGCATTGGTCGTTGGAGGTTATAAATGAAAATCGGTGACTTAGTAAAGCATGTAAAAGATGGTCGCACTGGTCTGGTTGTCGAGAAGAACTATCACCAGTTTTTAGTCAGGTGGTGCGGTCAAGACCTGTGGGATACTTGGCTCTATGATGCACACGT